AAAATGACCAACCTACCTACAAGTGATCCAGCGGTTGCAGGGCAACTTTGGAACAGTTCAGGTACCTTGAAAATTAGTGCTGGTTAAACTATAAGATCTAATATAGTCTGTAACTTACCTTTTATACTTTTGTTATTCAGTGTATTCTTGAGACCCATGTGCAAATTCTTGGGCCAACACTCAAACGCGGTCCAACAGTATCCTGAGTGTTCTTCATTAAGTTTAGGTATGAATTCTGATTCTATTGCTATTAGATATGTGTGGAAGAAGAACTTCTGATCGTTTGAAGTGAACATTTCTAACGGGATAACCTTTTTGAACTTTGGAGTGTCTCCAACTTCTTCTTCGATCTCACGTTTAAGTCCCTCAAAAGCACTCTCTGTGAATTTACTCTTACCACCAACAAGTCCCCAAAGACCTTGTGTTTTTTTATCAGTCCTTTGCAGAAATAAAAATCTTTTCGTACTTGTGGAATAGAACAGTGCGCCGGAGCAGACTATGTTTTCTTTCATGCTTTATTATAACAGATTTACTCTAAATTATCAAGGTGTTGTTGCATCTTGTCCAGAAGCATCGTCATTTGCAACATAACCGCCATCTAAAACAATAGTCCAGTTGCCTTGTGTGTACACACCCTCGTATGATTTGACCCATTCTGAGCCATTGAATCTGTACTGTATTCCTGTGTTAAGATTGGTAACATAATGTTGCGTAGAATCCGGATTTGATGCGTCAAAGGCCACGTTCCACTTACTTGTGGTGCTGTTGTACTCGATGATGTCTCCAACACTGGCCACCAAAGTGCCCCAAGTTGAACTTTGGAAACTTGCAGTTGAGTCTCCTACATCATTTATCACCAAATACCTGTCACCGTTTGCAGGTGTTCCTGGGTCAAATGTTGCGGGATTAATTATTTTCTTCACAGCAGTCAATGTGTTGCTTGGAATAGTATCACCGTCTATCGTGTAAAGTAAAATTGTGTCATCCAAGGTTGTTGTAGCGATGGTCCCCACTATTTCATTTCCATTTGGTTGTTTAAGTCTTATCTGTGATGTGCCGTTAGTTACTTTTCCATATTGATCTAAAAGTACCTTCCAGTTCACAGCAGGTCCAAATGCTTCGAAAGGGTCTGCAAGTCCGGGATCTCGTGCACCTGTATGGAATCCGTCGCCTCCTGATTTAACATTTACTCCGGTGGTTCCCAACAGTCGTAGTTGATTTCCTGTGACTAATAGGCCAAAATTGTTTGGCGTGATGTAACTCCTTGATGCTAGTTCTCCGTCTATCAAACCTTTTGAAATTCCGCCATCGTCGTCGTATATGCTCATTATGATTTTTTGTACAACACCCAACTTTTTGACTTTGACCGGTGGTGACAACCATATCGGCATTGAAAACTGCATCGTCGCAACATCTATTTCTGATTCCGCACCAACAGGTATTGTCCTTGAACTGAATGTTATCCCGGTCAATTCAATATAACTCAACGAAGTCCAGTCAATGTAATTGTCTGACTTCTGTATCTCAAAATCTGGGTTGAATAGATAAAGAATTTGCTCTAATATCTGTAATTTTTGATCAGTGTTAGATGAAAAAATGTCTGCTGTGACTTCTAATCTAAACGGCGAGGGCATCACTTTCTCTACCGTGTATCCTGCTCCAAGTTGTGTGCCGTAAGTACCATCATCTAGTACATCTCTTTCTTTGAGGTGTTGTTTTTCTATGTGATAAGGGTTCTGCATTCTTTCCCTGTCATAGTTAAGTTCTCTCACGTAACAGGCTATCTTAGGTGCATAATTCAAAGCGTTCTCACTGTTGTTCCTGATTATGTTTGCCACCTGCCTAGTTGGATCACCATACACCACAGGCACCGCCCTCAGACTAATCGAGTCATCTTTTCCCCTACCTGTCTCCACAGAAAAGTTACTCAATATCCTAATGAATTGAGTTAGGAATTTCCTTACTTGTCCTTCATAAAAATGTAGCATTAATTGTCAGCCTTTGGTTTCAAAGCATCAGTAAGCGATTGTCTTTGTTTTGTAGTTAATCCATTTATTGTGTCTTCACTCGTGTTATTGACAAAGCCTGTTTTGTAATTTGCCCTAGAATCGTTGTTTGTCATGTTAATTCTCACTGAATCTTCAATCTTTACCCACCTGTTACCGTCATAACGGAAAAGTCTGTTTGGCAAGAAATCTGTCCTTAGGAAATAGTCTCCTTTGTCTATGCCCGATGTTGGGAAACTTATACCAAATCCAGCAGGATATCCATTTGGTGCAACACCGTCTCCGTCCAGATAAAATCCGTAGTGTGAACTTGCCGGTGAATCAATCACGGCGTTCACGGTCTGGTCACTGCTCGCTCTATCTTCTTCGGTGTTGACATTGTCTGTCCTGATGTTACCCCTCTCGTCGATTGGTGCCACGTAGTATTGTTTGTAGTTGAACCCTGCCTTAGGTGAATCCTGTTCTGCCTGCAACACGACCTGATCATTAATAGTTTTTTCCCTGTTGTAGGTGCTCATGTAGTTTGCAACTGATCCTTCTGTGGTTGCGTCTCCGAGAACATCTCTGAATTCCTGTGAATCTACAAGTGTTTTCATTTTTAATCTTAACAGATGTGGCCACCATGTTTGACTGAAACCTTCCGCGGCTCTGTTCACGTCTTCGACCACGTAGTATCTTTTCAACGCTATAGGTATGGATTCGTCTAGACTGTAATCTTCTTTCATGTGTGGGAATTCTATGACATCACCACTCATTGGTTTCCTACCAATCCGTTCAACTATGTCATTCAAATGCACGGTCAAAAATAACGTGTCATTCTGTAAGAACATACCAAACTGTGATAGATTGAAATCCGCATCTTGAACATTGTAAATGCCACGCACAATGTATACATCATCAGAGTATTTCCTGTCCCTGTTCTCTAAGAACAGCAGATCTTGTATGGTTCTTTCATTAAGACTATCCCCTGAATATTGTGGTTGTGTTGGTGATGCATCACCATCCTTGTTTGTAGATCCTTGATCGTATGGTCCTAGGTATTTGTGGAAATGTAGGTCCGTGCCTCCCACTGTGAACATCTCTTTGATGTTACGATCGAAGAACTTGTAGTCATTGCCCTTTTCAGGCTTGAAAATGGATAATCTTGGCATATCACACATATTTATTGCACAGGCAAAGGCAATAAATATGAGTATGTCGGAACTACAAACAGGACAACAGGAAATATTTGATTACGTGAAGAACAATCTCGGCGACGGGATGATCGACGTAGAATTAGATCCAAAGCACTATCAAACGGCGCTAGAAAGAGCCATAAACAAATTTAGACAGAGATCGTCAAATGCGGTTGAAGAGTCATACGCTTTTCTCGAGTTGAAAAAGAATCAAAATTCTTATATCTTGCCGGATGAGATCATAAACGTGAGAAATATAAACAGGAGAACGGTTGGTTCGAGGACTGAGGGTGGTGAAGGTGGAACATTGTTCGAACCATTCAACCTGGCCTATACAAACACCTATCTTTTGAGGGCAGGTGCAACCGGTGGATTAGCAACCTACTACGCTTTCGCATCATACCAAGAACTTGTTGGCAAGATGTTTGGAAGTTTCATACAGTTCCATTTTGACGTGGCGACTAAGAAATTGACAATCACACAGAGGCCAAGAGCAGATGACGAAACTGTGCTCATGCACACTGATAACTACAGACCTGACATCACTTTGTTCAAGGACATTTATTCTAAACCATGGATCAGAGACTACACGCTCGCTGTATCAAAAGTCATGCTAGGAGAAGCGAGAGGCAAATTCAATACGATCGCAGGTCCACAGGGTGGCACATCATTAAACGGTGATGCATTGAAGAATGAAGGCCAAGCGGAGATGGAGAGACTGGAAGCAGACATAGGAAACTTTGCGGAAGGCGGAACACCTCACAGTTTTGTTATTGGTTAATAGACCTTAATTTCCATTTAAATATCCAGCAATGAAAAAATCCAATTACAAGAAATACTCTGACCTCTCTCTAGACGAACTGGAAAAGTTAGTGGAAGATTTGGAAACAATGAGCATAAAGGCTTTAAAAGAACGCAAGAAAACTTTGAGAACTTCAATATTACGATCTGTAAGAAAAGCAATAAAAGAGATTGAAAAACGTCTAAAAAAATAGTATAATAAACCTTATGCTGATAGGTGTAGTAGGTTTAATAGGTTCTGGCAAAG